CTGGGCCGAGGATCTACTTCAAGCGCGACAACGAGTCCTCGATCGGACGGGGTGCCCTCCTGTATGGGTGCCACTTCACGCCCGAAATGGCGCGCATCATCCACGCCGCGTGCCGATGCAGCGCGGGACAGGCCGAGACGCTGTGGATCACGGAAGGGTTTCGGAACATCCGCGAGACCCGAGACCTCCACGAGGAAGGCCGTGCGTTCGATCTCGTGCCGAAGATCGGTGGAGAACGCGTTTCGGACGGCGCCCTGGACCGAATCGCCGCGGGCATGAGGCTCATGCTCGATGTCGACTACGATGTGATCGTCCATGACGTGGGCTCAGGCGCCCACATTCACGCGGAGTACGACCCGAGATGAACTACGAAGAGATGCGCATGAAGCTCCTGAAGTTGCGCGCCCAGCAGCAAGCGCAGCAGGTCCAGAACGAAGGGGTGCCGCGTCCGCAGATGACGCCGCTCCCCGGGCAAGACGATCCACTGGCCTCGTGGATCGCACGCTCCACGGACCCCCGGAACCCCGCGTACCTCCCGAGTCGGGTCGACGCTTTCCGAGGGGAGGGCCTCGCCATGAAGCCCGACCGCTTCGCCGTGGACGACGCGAAGGTCCAGGAGATGTGGGACTTCTTTTCTGCTCCTGGGTGGAACAGGAGCCCTGCGATGGAGGGGGTCGCGCAGCGAGGCGTGATGAAGGGATTCCCGTCGACGAATGCCTACGTCGAATCGATGAGGCGCAGGCTCCAGGACAGCCCCGAGATGTTCGACGAACAGCGGTATCGCGAATCGTTCAACGCCGACCTCCCCTACTCCGTCGAGAACCAGGGCGATATGTCTCCGGAGGAGACGATGAAGGCATCGCAGGTCAACGAAGGCCTGACCCTTCGAAAGTTGAAGGAGCTGATCCGCCGCCGTGCCATGGAGCTGAGGGCGAAGTAGTGGCGAAAGCCCTCACCAAGACGGCGAAGAAGGACATCCTCGCGAAGGCAGAGGAAATCGAGCAGAAGTCCATCCAGGAAACCGCGATGGAGATGGTGCCCGATGCGATGGAGACGCTGAAGCGCTTGATGAAGGGCCGCGCGATCGGCCAAGCCAAGCCCAATGCGTCCGTCGTGCGGAGCGCTGCGCGCGATGTGATCGAGTTCGCAGGCGGCCGACCCGAGACCCGCGATCCGGTCAAGGGCGATGTGAACGGAATGCAAATCTACATCCAGCAGTTCGGGCCTGAAGTCACGGAGAAGGTGCTCGTCCACATCCTCGGCAACAAGAAGGAGCCCGCGCCGAAGGCCATCGATGTGGCGTTCTCCGAAGAGTTCGATGTCGAGGACGAATCGTGACCAAGGTCGTCATCCCGTACAACTGGACACCCCGGGACTACCAGATCCCGGCGTGGGTGGCCTTCGAGTCCGGAATCAAGCGGGAGCTCCTCTTCTGGCATCGCCGCGCGGGAAAGGACCTCTTCTGCGTGAACCTCATCGCGAAGGAAGCGATGAAACGCGTGGGTGCGTACTGGCACATCTTCCCCACCTACCGACAGGGCCGAAAGATCGCGTGGGAGGGCAAGACCCGGGCCGGTCGTCCCTTCGTGCAACACTTCCCGGAGGAGATCATCCAGCGCAAGCGCGACCAGGAGATGACGATCGACTTCAAGAATGGGTCGTCGTACCACATCGTCGGTGCCGACAACCCGGATAGCCAGGTGGGTACGAACCCCATCGGGATGGTCTTCTCCGAGTGGGCCGTCATGACGGATCCGAAAATCTGGCAGTTCCTCCAACCGATTCTGGTGGAGAACGATGGCTGGGCGATCTTCATCACGACGCCCCGCGGCCGGAATCACGCGTACCGGATGTTGAAGCGCAACGAGACGAACCCGAAGTGGTTCACCCAGGTGCTGGGCGCCGACAAGACCAAGGCCGTTCCGGAAGAGGCCATCGAAGAGGCGCGTCGAGAAGGCATGTCCGAGGACATGATCCAGCAGGAGTTCTACTGCTCCTTCGACGCTGCCCTGGAGAATGCGTACTACGGACCCCAGATGCGAGCAGCCCAGGACGAGGGCCGGATCGGGCATGTCCCCTTCGATCCCCATCTCCAGGTCGAGACCTGGTGGGATCTGGGGATGGCCGATGCAACCGGGATCTGGTTCGCGCAGCGCAGCATGGGGCAGATCCGCCTGATCGATTACGAGTTCGCTTCCGGCGAGGGGCTGGGGTACTACGCGAAGCTCCTCCGGGACAAGCAAGACAAATGGGAGTGTACCTACCGTGCTCACATCCTCCCGCACGATGCGATGGTCCGAGACCTTTCGAACAACCGGACCCGGGTCCAGACGCTCCGGGAGCTGGGCCTGACCCACATCAAGGTCAACAAGAAGCTCCCACTTCAGGATGGGATTCAAGCCACCCGAAGCCTGCTCCCGATGTGCTGGTTCGACGAGGACCGCTGCGCCACGGGCATCGAAGGGCTTCGCCAGTATGTGAAGCGCCCGATCGAAGGCGCCGAAGATCCTCAGGGCAACCAGATGTTCAGCAACGAGCCCGTTCACAACTGGGCGTCGCACCCGGCCGATGCGTTCCGCACGGGCGCCATCGGATCCAAGCCGGACCGGACGCCTGGGCAACGGAAGCCCCTGTACGCGCCCATGTCCATGATCTAGGAGACTGCCCATGACGACCACGAAGACCCTCCAGATGCTCCGGATCGAGATCGATCTGCTGAAGTCCACACAGCGCGACCGCGTGGAGAAGCTCCAAGATCAGATCGACGAACTACACCGAAGAGTGTCGAAGCTCGACCAGGCGAAACCTGACAAGCCCGGGAAGAAGCAGTACAAACAGGGATTGATCCCGATTCCAGAGAAGCCGCGCGAGATGGTCGAGCTGGGCATCGGGGAAGAGCAGGGGTAGTCCATGGCCGCATCTCTCGAAGAGATCGAGGCATCTCTCGAATCCGAGCTCGTCGACCGGCCTGTGGGTCAGAAGGGACGGGCCTTCCTGCCCTTGTCCCTGGACGAGATCAAAGCGGCCATCGCCTCGGAGATTTCGACTTCCCACGGTTCGCTCATGGCGGACAGCACCGCATCAGAAGAGCGGCGCCAGGCGCTGCGCGCGTTCTACGGGGAACCGCTCGGGAACGAGGTCGAGGGGCGATCCAAGGTCGTGATGACCGAGGTCGCCGACACGATCCACTGGATCATGCCGAGTCTCATTCGCATGTTCGTGGGCGCGAAGGAAATCTGGGAGTTCGAACCGACGGCGCCCGGGACCGAGGAGCAGGCCGAGCAAGCCAGTGAGTACCTGAACCATTTGTTCTTCGAAGAGATGGACGGGTTCCGGATCCTCTTCGACTTCATGTTCACAGCGCTGCTGGAGAAGAACGGGTACGTCATCGTCGAGACCGAGCAGCGGATCGAGCCTCGCCGGAAGTCCTTCAACCAGGTCTCGCCCGAACAGCTCCAGATGCTGCTCAATGAGTACGGGATGGACTCCGTCGTCGAGTTCTCGGAGATGGATGCCATTCGAGATGGGCAGCAGACGAAGGTCTCGGATGTCACGTTCATCGACACGAAGCGTTCGAACCGGATCGTCTGTCGCGGCATCCCGCCGGAAGAGTTCCTGATCGCGCGTCGCACGGTCCGTCTGGACGACGATGCAGTCTTCGTGGCCGAGCGCCGCAAGATGACCGCGGGCGACTTGGTCGCACTGGGCTTCTCGAAGGAGGTGGTCGAGAATCTTCCGGAAGACATGGGACCCGAGTTCGCCGAAGAGCGCATCGTGCGCATGCGCGAGGATGAGGTCTACCCGATGAGTGCGGCCAACCGGCCGGACGGGGCCTCTCGCGAAGTCTGGGTGAACAACGTGTACATCCGCATCGACGAAGATGGGGATGGGTTCGCGGAGTGCCGCCACATCATCTGCGTGGGCGACCAGGCGACGGAAGTGCTGTACGACGACTACGCGGACTACCCGCCATTCGCTGCGCTCACCGCCTCCCCGATCCCCCACAAGTTCCTGGGCCAGTCGATCTACGACCTGATCGGAGACCTGCAAGAGATCCGCACGGTCCTGATGCGGCAGATCCTCGACAACCTGTACCTGACAAACAACTCGCGGTTGGCTGTGGTCGAGGATCAAGTCGAGCTGGACGATCTCCTCACGAACCGCCCGGGTGGATTCGTTCGGATGCAGAGTCCAGACGCCGTGACTCCGATCATCACGCCGCCGCTGCCGCCGATCGCGATGAACATGATGGAGTTCCTGGATCAGGTGCGAGAGACCCGAGTCGGCGTCTCGAAGTTCACACAGGGCGTGGACGCGTCGAGCCTGGGCTCATCGGCTTCCAGTGCGAACGCGATGATTTCGGCTGGGATGCAGCGCATCGAGCTGATTGGAAAGATTTTCGCCGAGGGTGGACTGAAGCGCCTCGGGACCCTGCTCCTGCGCGAGTTCAAGAAGAACCGCTACGAGAAGGAAGTGGTCCGCATGCGCGGCCGGTGGGTCGAGATCGATCCGGCGTCGTGGGACGAGACCATGAACGTGAAGGTGAAGACGGGTCTTGGGGTGGGAGCTTCTCAGGAGCGCATCGGATACCTGATGGCCACGCTTCAGCTCCAAAAGGAACTGCTCGGACAGGGCGCGAGCTTCATGGTGAGTCCGAAGGATGTGTACCGGACGGTCAAGGAGCTGAACAAGGCGATGGGCTTCTCGGCACAGGAGACTTTCTTCACGAATCCGGAGGGACAGGATTGGCCGCAGCCGCCCCCGGATCACCGTCTGCTGGAGAACGAGCGCCGCGTGAAGGACGACACGGCGAAGAACATTCTCACGGCAAGCGAGAAGGAGCGCGAGGAGCGTGAGCGCCAGGACCTGAAGGAGTACCGGATGAAGGACCTCCAACTCCGTTGGGAGCAGGCTCAGCTCGAAGCGAAGACGCGCAAGGAGATTGCCGCGATGCAGCTCGAAGCGGCTGAGGCCAAGGGTGAGCAGACCCGGACGGGTGGGGAGATGACCGAGACCGATGACTGATCCGAACACGGCGGTCGCCCACCGCGCGCGAGAGGCGCAGTTCATTCTCGAACACCCGCTGTTCAGGGACGCGATCCAGTCCGTCCGGGATCGCATCATGCGCGAGTGGCGGAGTACGAAACCGGAGGAGGTCGACGTACGAGAGCGGTCGTACCAAGCACTCCGGGCCCTCGACTTTGTGGAGGGGGCCTTGACAAAGCATGTTACGACGGGGAAGATGGCCTCGTCTTGAAGGAGCACCCATGTCATTCGGCGCCACTTCCGATGCGGAGGCGTTGGCGGCCTTCGATGAGTATCTGAACTCCGAAGGAAACGAAGGCACCGAGCCGGAAACGCTCACTCAAGAAACTCCCGAAATCGAAGCCAAGTCCCCGGAATCCGAAGAGGAACCGGAGCAAGTCGAAGCGGCCAGCGAAGAAGAGGAGCCGTCCACCGAGGACATCTCCACACTCGCGGGGCTCGCGGAGTATTTCGGGGTCGAGCACGACGACGTGCTCCAGGCGCTGGAGGTCGAGGGGCCCGACGGAAGCACGATTCCGATCTCCGAGGCCCTGAACGCGTGGCGCGAGACCAGCGCCGGCATGGACGCCTACCGGACCGAGCTCGACAAGCAGTTCTCGGAACAGCGCCAGAAGGTCGACGAGACCTTGGCTTTCCATTCCCAGAAGCTCCTCCGCGTGGCCGGCGAGTTGGTCAAGGAGCTGGAGGCGTCGTACTCGGACGAGCGGCTCGAAGAGCTGGCCAACGAAGATCCCCACGCCTACGCCCAGGCGTTCCGCCGCAAGCATGAACTGGGCGCCCTGATCGGCGCCGCGCTCGATGCGGTCGAGCCCGTCACGAAGATGACCGAGTCCCATTCCCAGGAGCAGATGCAGAAGCTCTTGAAGGAAGAGCACGCGAAGCTGATCGCGAAGAAGCCGGAATGGCAGAACCGGGACACCCGGATCAAGGCCATGCAGTCCGGCGTCGACTACCTCGTCCAGACAGGATTCACCGAGCAGGAGATTGCGGGTCTGAATGACCATCGCCTTCTGCTCGTCATCGACGATGCCCGGCGATACCGAGAACTTCAGAAGGGAAGCGACGCACGACAGGTCGACGAACTTCGGAAGAGGGGGCTGAAGCCTCCGTCCCCCGGACTCGCACCTCAGCAAAGGGCTGGGGGAACGGGCCGGGAAAACAAGGGCGAGCCCAAGGCCATCCAGGCAGTCAGGGCACGACTCCGAAAGACGGGCGATCCGAAGGACGCCGCCCGACTGATGGAAAGATTCCTCTAAGGGGAGAATGCCGAGATGGCTCAGTCAGACATCACCTACGAGCAGTACGACGCCGGCGGCGCGGGCCTGACCGGAGAGACCAACCGGGAGGACTTGGCGGATGTGATCTACAACATCTCTCCGACCGAGACGCCCTTTCTCAGCATGGCCGGACGTGGGACCGCCGCGCAGTCGAAGCACGAGTGGCTGATCGATGAGCTTGTCGATGCCGCCGCGAACTACCAGTTCGAGGCGGACAACTACGACGGCGAGGCGCGGACCCCCGCGAGCCGCGTGTACACGTACACGCAGATCAGCGCGAAGGCCCTGATCGTGTCGGGCACGCAGGAAGTCGTGAAGAAGGCGGGCCGGACTTCGGAGCTGGCGTATCTCCTCGCGATGCAGTCGAAGGAGATCAAGCGGGACATGGAGCGACAGCTCGTCGGCTTCATGACCACGGGCGAGTCGGCCGCGATCGACCTGACGAACACGGACGTGGGCGACAGCTACCCGAACGCGATCGGTACGGCCGATGCGGCGACGGCACGCGTGACCGCCAACCTGGCCACCTGGCTTCGGGCGAACACCGACGAGTCGGGCACGGCGGCGTCGAGCGCCTCGGCTCAGCCTCCCGATGCGGGCAACGCGAACTGCGCCCGCCTGGCGGGTACTCCCCGGGCCTTCCTGGAGAGCCAGCTCAAGAGCGTGATGCGAAGCGCCTGGACGGCCGGCGGGAACCCGAACACCCTGATCGTCGACGCCTACAACAAGCAGGTGATCTCGGCGTTCACGGGTGGAGCGACCCGGTTCGATCGGTCCGAGGACCGGCGGCTGGTGACGGCCATCGACGTGTACGAGTCGGACTTCGGGTCGTACCGGGTGATTCCGGATCGGTTCCTGGTCAATCCGGACGCGACAGCCGGAAGCGCCTGCTACGTCCTCGACATGAACTACTGGTCGATCGACTACCTGCGGCCCTTCCAGCAGACTCCGCTCGCGAAGACCGGAGACGCCGAGAAGCGGCTCCTGCTCGCCGAGTGGTGCCTGAAGTCGGCGAACGAGGCCGCATCCGGCGGCGTGTTCGACCTCACCGTTTCGTAAGGACGGGGTGGGAAGACCTGACGGCCCGGATGACCGGGCAGCTTCCGGGCCGTCAGGATCTCTGAGGGGAACGGAATGTTTCCGATCTACATGACGAGCTTCATGGACGACATCGGCGCGAACGGCGTCGGCGGTTCCGTCTCTGGGATTGCGAACTTCGTCGCCCCCGTCGCAGGGCGCGTCGGCCGGGTCTGGTTCTCCTCTGTGGGAGATCCCGGGACCGACACGACATTCCGTCTCTATTCACAGAGAGTGGGGACGAGCGCCGCGGCCGTCGGGACATTCACGGACCCAGGTGCGGTGGGTGTCCCCGGGTCGTTTACGGTCGATCCGAGCGAGCCTGTGAACTTCATGTACGCCGGGGATGGGTTCTCGATCCTGAGTGCCGGCGAACCGGGGGCGACTGGGCTCACGACCGTCGTCGTCGAGTTCCTCCCGGGATAGGAGCGTACTGTGGGAGCCATCGATTTCGTAGGTGACTACCAACCCGGAGATGTCTTCGTCGAGGGGCAGATCATCTCCATCACGTCGGACGGCTTCGCCGCGGTCGCCAGCGGGTTTCACAGGCTCGTCGTTCCGTTCCCCGCCAAAGTGCATCGAGTCCTTTTCTCGATCGAGGGGAACGCGTCCGGCGGCGTCGATCACGGGTTCAGGTTCGACTACAGAGCAGGGGGGTCAGGAAACAGCAGCACTCAATCCCTCGCCCCGCTTCTGGAGAGAGAGGGTGCGGAGATCAGGTGGTCTGAGACTGACACCGCGATCACTGTCGACGCGAACGACGTGATCGAGCTGGAAACAGACGGGGCGTGGACCAACTCGTTCTCTGGGTATTTCCAGGTTCAGTACAGACCGACGAATCCGAGCGACATCCCGAGCAACACGATCATCTTCTCCGGAGAGGTCCCGGTCACCTCGTCGACCACGTACATTCGGAACTTTCCCGTTCCGTTCGACTGTGAGTTGGTCGCGTTCCAGATGGGGGTGGGTTCGAACGCGACGGGTGGTATCGACGCCACCCTGAAGGTGAATGGATCCACCACGGTGGCAACGGCTCTTTCCGGGTCCGTCTCGGTGGGGACCGAGTATTTCTTTAGGCCATCTGCGTCTCTCTATCTCACGCCGTCCGATTATCTCGAAGTCGAAGTCGAACTCGGGGCGAATCAGGGTGACAAGCACCCGTACAACATCATCCTGAGGAGAGTCTGATGATCAACGCGTTTTCAGCTCTCAGGTTCGACGGCGGGGCACCCGGAGATGAGCAGGGCGCGGCGACCGGAGTCGCCACGATCCCCACGCTCTCGGGTGGGCTGAAGCCGAAGTTCGTCACCGTCACGTCGGGCGTATTCGCCGGGGTGCATGAAGTCGTCTTCGGAAACTCGGCCGGAATCACCGTAGCCGGGACAGGCTT